GCGATAGGGGGGGAGGGGTACCTAAAAAATACCCCTCCTCTGCTTCGCGGCCCTCCTGCAAAAATCTCCGGGGGGATACTTGAACTGAACTATTAAACTTTCGAAGGAGGGTAGAAGGCATGCCAAAGTCGGCCTCCAGCGGCGCAAGGGATCCGAAAGACGTGCCGCCAAAGCTGCCCCCCGCCCGAACGAGGGAGCGCCGCGTCCAGCAACTCGTCATGCAGGCCGAAAACCTCATCGAGGAACGGATTCGGAACGGAACAGCATCCCCCACCGAGACCGTCGCCATCATGCGCCTTGGATCGGAGCTGGAACGAGCGAACATCGAGCGCATTCAGATGCAGACGGGCTACCTGGCAGCTCAGAAGGCCAAGGCGGAATCCGAAACGGTCAAGGAAGAGCTGTTCACGAAGGCCATGGCTGCGATGGCCAAGTACCAGGGCAGGGATGAAGAGTAATGCTCACTTATTCGGAACTGGCATTGCGTACTGAGTTCCTTTCGAGGTTCAAGTACGCAATGCTGGGCGGCGAACTCGGCGTAGCCACTTTCGGTTACGATCGTCATCTGAATCAGGCGTTCTATGCAAGTCACGAGTGGAAACGCATTCGTGATGAGGTTATCATCCGGGATAACGGGTGTGACCTCGGAATACCCGGTCGAGAGATCCACGATCGCATTCTTGTGCACCATATGAACCCGATAAAGGTCCAAGATCTGGTGCATTTCAACGAGGACATCCTTAATCCGGAGTACCTTATTTGCGTTTCCCAACAAACCCACAACGCCATCCACTTCGGCGACGAGCGCCATCTCCCCCGGGATCTCGTCGAACGACGGCCTGGCGATACCAAGCTTTGGTGACGAAAGGACCCACATGAGCATCAATACCCAGAAGCAGATGATCGCCGCCGCGTTGAGGCAGACCCATAACGTGCCCGGTACCTGCCAGCTGACCGTCCGAGGGTGGTTCAACGCTCCCTCCGCCGGCGATGTCGACCACGACGGTGATGCGGATGCCATCGATGGCTGGCTCTCGGAGCCGTCCAAGGCCCGCCACCCCGGAGATCGCAATCCTCCGCCGGGGGTTCCGCTGGCGTTCAAGAACCGGAACCGCAACGGCTACGGACACCGCGCCGCGACGCTGGTCAACGGCATTCGTTCGACCGACATGCTCGACAACCACTACGCCCCGGGCCACACCTCGACGGTCGTGGGCAAGACCCGGTCCGAGCAGATCGCCGTTCTCGAGAACTCGATGGGCCTGGAGTACCTGGGCTGGACCGAGACCATCGACGGTCACCCGATCCCCGGCTTCAACGCGTTCGTTCGCAACCCGAAGCCGAAGTCGGCCGACGTACGAATCATCCACGCCTCCGGGCAGTTCTCGGACACCGACGGGCAGCACGGTGCTGACGCCATCAAGATCTTCAACCGTGCCCAGGCCAAGAATGTCGGCTGGGTGACCACCACGGAGGGCGGTCCGGGAGCCGGCGGCTCGAACTGGACGCGTCACTTCCTCGAGCAGGCTCAGAAGCACAACTTCAAGGCCTTCGCTACGCCTGGTACCGACGTGATGATCGCGGTCAACAAGGATCTGATCGACGGGGGCTGGAAGACGCACCTCGGTCCGATCGTCGTCCCCGGCAAGGCTCGTGATCACGCCGCCAAGCGGGTCGTCGCGGTCCAGTTCCGCAACAACGAGCTCGGTGTCATCAACGTGGTCCCCGGCCACTACCTCACCAAGGGTCGTCCGTCCGCCAAGAGTCCGGAGTTCCGCAAGCACCTCGAGGAGAACCGGATCTTCGCCAAGGCGATCGGCGACTACCTCAAGGAGGTCTCGCAGGGATCGGCGCTCGGCTTCTACGCCGGAGACCAGAACATCTCGGACAAGATCGACGACACGTTCCTCGGCCAGGCCAAGCTCATCAGCATGTGGGATGAGCTCAAGCACTACGAGAACACCGGCCACGGCAACATCGACGTGATCGCTCGCTTCAAGGGCGACCGCCGCGTCAAGGCGAAGAGCATTCACGCCTACAACGACAAGAAGTTCTTCCTCAACTCGGACCACTTCATGATCGAGGGCGTCTACAACATCAGGACGCTCAAGGCGTGACATGCTGGCGCTCATCTCTGATGCGCGCTTCGACTCTCTGACCTCGGTTGTTCTCGGGGCAATCGCCATCATCCCGGCAACTCTCGCAGCCTTCTGGGCTCGCTCGGCCAAGCACAACTCGGATGAAGCGAAAGCCAACAGTGCAGAGGCGAAGCTGAACAGCGCTCAAGCTGCTCACGAGGTTTCCACCAATGGCGGGATGTCGGATCCCAATCCGAATCTCAATGACCACGTCAAGTACCAAACTGAGATGACCGAGTTTCTGGTGGTCAGCATGAAGGACCTTCGCAAGGACTTCGATGATCATCTGAAACACAGTGCGGTCATGGATCAGGCAGTAGCCGAGCTGTATCTGGAGATCCGGCCCGGCCACAAGACGCGGCCTGAAGACAACAATTCAACTTAGTTCAAAATGGAAGGAGGAGAATGACATGAGCAGTAGCATCCTCAACGACACCAAGCACCAGCTCGGGCTGATGCCGGAAGACACGTCTTTCGACAACGACGTGATCATCAACATCAACAACGCGCTGGCCACGCTGACCCAACTCGGCGTTGGTCCGCTCGCTGGCTTCGAGATCACGGGCGATCAGGAGACCTGGGACCAGTTCACCGACGACCCTCGGCTCAACTCGGTCAAGACGTTCGTCTACCTCAAGGTGAAGCTCGTGTTTGACCCTCCCGGTACCGGGTTCGTGCTCCAAGCCATGGAGCGTCAGATCGAAGAGCTCACGTACCGTATCAACGTCGTCGTCGACTACGGATGATCCGTGGTTCTTAGCAACACGGCGGTCCCGACCTACTACGGCGAATTCCGTCAGAAGGTTCTCTCCAGGGAGATTCCTGTTTGTGAAGAGATCTCCCTGGAGATGAACCGGATCGATCAACTCATCGCCAACCCTCACGTCTACTACGACGACAAGGCCATCGATGGGTTCATCGAGTTCGTCGAAGAAGAGCTGACTACAACTGATGGCGGCGACGTTCACATGCTTGACTCGTTCAAGTTGTGGGCAGAGCAGCTGTTGAGTTGGTTCATCTTCGTCGAGCGGGAAGTCTGGGACAAGGAGGCCAACCGCTTCGTCAAGCGAATGGTGAAGAAGCGCCTCCGTGACATGCAGTACCTGATCGTCGCTCGAGGGTCGGCCAAGTCGATGTACGTTGCGTTCTTGCAGGCGTACTTCCTCACGGTCGACACCTCGACGACGCGTCAGATCACTGTGGCCCCGACGATGAAGCAGGCTGAAGAGGTCCTCGACCCGATCAAGACTGCCATCACTCGCGCTAAGGGACCCCTCTTCAAGTTCCTCACCGAAGGGTCGTTGAATAACACCACCGGAGCCAAGTCCGGTCGGCAGAAGTTGGCTTCGACCAAGAAGGGCATCGAAAACTTCCTCACCAACTCCATCATCGAGATTCGCCCCATGTCCATCGACAAGCTGCAGGGTCTGAGGACCAAGTACAACTCGGTGGATGAGTGGCTGTCCGGTGACACTCGTGAGGATGTCATCACTGCGCTCATGCAGGGCGCTCGGAAGTTTGAGGACCCGATCCTCGTCGCCATCTCTTCAGAGGGGACCGTTCGTAACGGTGTCGGCGACACGATCAAGATGGAGCTCAAGGCAACCCTCAAAGGAGACCTCGAGCAGTGGAATGTCTCGATCTTCCACTACAAGCTTGACGATATTTCCGAAGTCGGAAAGCCGGAGATGTGGCCGAAGGCTAACCCCAACATCGGTCTCACTGTCTCCTACGATGTCTACCACGCAGATGTCTTGCGTGCCGAGCAGTTCCCGGCTTACCGGAACGAGATCCTCGCGAAGCGGTTCGGCCTTCCCATGGAGGGCTACACATACTACTTCACCTACGAGGAGACCATCGTTACCCACGAGCCGTGCCGGCCTGACCGCTTCAAGGGCATGCCCTGCTCGCTCGGCATCGACCTCTCTCGAGGCGATGACTTCTGTGCCTTCACGTTCCTGTTCCCTCTTCCCTATGAGCGGTTCGGGCTGAAGACCCGCAGTTACATCACTCGTCGTACCCTCGACCTCTTGCCTGGCGCCAAGCGTGTCAAGTACCAGGAGTTCATCGACGAAGGATCGCTGATCATCATGGAGGGAAGCATCCTGGACATGAACGACGTCTATGACGACGTGAGTGCCCACTGGGAAGCGATGGAGTACGACATCCGGTGCGCCGGCTATGACGTGTACAACTCCGAGACCTTCATCAACCGCTACATCACAGACTGGGGTCCCCATGGGCTGGAAAAGGTCATCCAGGGAGCCCGCACCGAGTCTGTTCCGCTGGGTGAGATGAAGATCCTCACCAGCGCTCGACGCATGATTTTCGACGAGAAGATCATGCAGTTCACTCTCGGTAACGCTGTTACTTGGGAAGACACCAATGGAAACCGGAAGCTCGTGAAGCGTCGCAATGACGAGAAGATCGACAACGTGTCGGCCTGGATGGATGCCCATGTGGCATACAAGGCCCACCCGGAAGAGTTCGACTAGGAGGTGAAAGATGGGACGAGTTGTGCGGCAGTTGAAGCATGGCTGGAACGTCTTCAAGAACCCGCCTAAGGAGACCGGAGGATTCTACTCCGGGGGCCAGACGGCAACGTACCGCCAGCAGCGCACCAACAGCGCTCGATATTTCAACGACCGGTCGATCGTAGCGTCGATCTATACGCGTCTCAGCGTCGACTTCAGCACGGTTCAGTTCTACCATGCCATTCTCGACGATAACGATGTTGCCATCGAGATCAAGAAGGACAACTTCAACAACTGCATCACTCTCGATGCGAATGTCGACCAGACGGCCCAGGCTCTGTTCCAGGATGCCTGCCTGACGATGTTCGAAGAGGGCGTTGTGGCGATCGTCCCGACCGATGCAGACCTGGACCCGTCCGTGACGACCAGCTACGACATCAAGTCGATGCGGGCTGCTCGAATCGTGGGATGGAAGCCCCGATCCGTGATCGTGGAAGTCTACGACGACCGCGAGTTCGACGACGAGGGCAACCCGGTCAACGGCGGCATCACGAAGCAGATCACTCTGCCGAAGGCCCAGGTCGCCATCATCGAGAATCCGTTCTACAACGTGATGAACGAGCCGAACGGGACCCTCCAGCGGTTGAAGCAGAAGTTGGCGCAGTTGGATGACATCGACGAGATGCAGTCCAACAAGAAGCTCGACATCATCTTCCAGCTGCCCTATGCAGTGAGGGGTGAATCGCGGAAGGCTCAGGCCGAGAAGCGACGTCAGGACCTTCGTGAGCAGCTCATGAAGGACGAGCTCGGCATCGGCTACATCGATGTGTCCGAGAAGGTCATCCAGCTCAACCGTTCGATCACCAGCACCCTCCCCGACGAGATCAAGGACCTCAAGGAGCAGATCTTCGCCGATCTTGGGCTCACGCTGGAGATCATGAACGGCACGGCGAACCGGGACACGATCAACAACTACTACGACCGCACCATCGAGCCGATCGCCAACGCGTTCGCCCTCGAGATGAAGCGGAAGTTCCTCACCAAGACGGCTCGCACGCAGGGCCACTCCGTCGAGATCTACCGCGACCCGCTGAAGCTGATCCCGATCAGTGAGCTGGCCGAGGTGGCTGACAAGCTGATCCGGAACGCGGTCGTCACGACCAACGAGTTCCGACCCAAGATCGGCTACCGGCCTTCGAAGGATCCTGCCGCCAACCAGCTCAAGAACCCGAACATGCCGAACCAGGACCAGGGCCTTCCCTCGGGCGCGCCCGCGGATCCTGCTGCGGCTGACGGCAACGACCCGCTGGACCAGGTGAACAGCATGCTCGACGAGACGCTGAAGCAACTGGATGCGAGCAATGCCTGACCCGAACTACGACCCGGTGAAAGCTCATCAATACTATGAGGATCACAAGCATCTGAAGGGTCGACGCAAAGGCCAGGCTCATCCACCGCCCCAGCAGCATCACAGGCAGCCCGATGCGGCGGCGCAACAGAAAGTAGCTCAGATCCAGGCCAAGTTGGCACGGCTTCACGAGCTTCTCAACAAGAAGATCGCATCTTCTCACGCTTCGAAGAAGGACAAGCCGAAGACTGCTGCGGACAAGCTCAAGCAGGCTCAGCAGAACAAGGACTACTACAAGAAGCACCGTGAGAAGATCAAGGCGGCCCACAAGAAGGCTAGCGGAACTGGGGGAGGTTCGTCGGGCGGCTCTTACGAGAGCATGTCGGTGGATGAACTCAGGACTGCGATCCGTCGGACGGTCGTCCAGCTCAAGGAAGCCATCGCCAAGGCGAGAGGAGGTTAACTGATGGCGAAGGATTACCTGGCCTCTCGCACCGTGGAGCAGAACGACGCTCTGCAGCACGGAGTCAAGGGCATGAAGTGGGGCATTCGGAACGGAGTCGGTCAGGCAGCCGCCAAGGCCGGAAAGCCGGAGCTCAGCAAGCCCGTCTCGGGCGAGTCATCGCAGCAGCGCTACGAACGACTCCAGCAGGACGTCAAGCATCACGGGGCCAAGGCTCTCAGCGATGCTGACCTCAAGTTCATGAATGCTCGGGCAGACGCCATCAAAAAGGTCGAGGCACTCAATGCTCAGAACAAGAACTGGGTTGCCGACGCCACGAAGAAGGCACTCAAGAACACCGTCAACCAGGAGCTCGCCAAGATCGCAGCAGGGGTGGCGGCCGCTTACATCAGCGGTCCGATCGTCTCGGCGGCGAAGAGCGCCGTTAAGTAACGATTCGACCAAAGGAAGGTCAAAATGGAACCGAACTTCAGTGGTTACGTCACCAAGGCGAACCTGAAGTGCGCCGATGGTCGAACCATCGCTCCCGGCGCATTCGCTCACCAGGACGGGATGAAGGTCCCGCTCGTCTATCAGCACAACCACAGCGACGTCAACCAGGTCCTGGGTCACGTGATCCTCACGGCCAAGGACGACGGCATCTGGGGTGACGCCTACGTCAACAAGACCGGCGCTGGTCAGAACGCCAACCTCATGGTGCAGAACGGTGACCTCGACAAGTTCTCCGTCTGGGCCAAGGACCTCGAGGAGCAGGGCTACCTGGTCCACGACGGCGTCATCCAGGAGGTCTCCCTGGTTCTGGCGGGGGCCAACCCCGGCGCCCAGATCCAGAACGTCCTGATGCACACCGGCATCGACGCCGAGGACCTGCTCATCGTGGGTGGCGAGCTCGTCCACGACGACACCAAGGCGCCCGCTGCTCCCCCGGAGCCTGCGCCGACTCCCGAGCCGCAGCAGGACCCGAAGCCCGACGAGGGCGACAAGACCGTGTCCGATGTTCTGGACACCCTCACCGAAGAGCAGCAGACCGCTGTCAACGCTGTCATTGACGACATCGTCAAGGAAGCAGTCACCGAGGCCCTCACCGAGGACTCGATTCAGCACGACAACCTCGATTCCTCCAAGAAGGGAACCAAGATGCCTCGCAACGTCTTCGACCGCACCCAGGACGGCAACACCGCCGTCAGCACCAAGCCCGAGCTCAAGCACGACGACATGAAGTCCGTCCTCACCGCGGCCATGGGTTCCGCTCCCGAGGGTGGCACCGGTGTCCCGTCGCTCCGAGCGTTCGTCCGCAGCGACCAGGGCAAGGAGCTCATGCACGCCGACACCTACGGTGTCGAGAACATCGAGACCCTCTTCCCCGACGCCCAGGCCCTGATGAACACCCCGAAGTTCATCGACCGGCGCCAGGAGTGGGTGAAGACCTTCCTCAACGGCACCAGCCACAGCCCGTTCGCCCGGGTCAAGACCTCCTACGCGGACATCACCGCCGACGAGGCCCGCGCCCGCGGTTACATCAAGGGCAACCAGAAGGTCGAGGAGGTCTTCCCGGTCTTCAAGCGGTCCACGGGTCCGACCTGGATCTACAAGAAGCAGAAGCTGGACCGCGAGGACATCATCAACATCAAGGACTTCAACGTCGTCGCGTGGCTCAAGGTCGAGATGCGCGGCAAGCTGGACGAGGAGCTCGCCCGTGCGGCCCTCTTCGGCGACGGTCGTCCGACGATGATCAACGGCGAGCTGAACCCGGACAAGATCAAGGACCCGGGCGCCAACTCCACCTCGGGCGACGGCATCCGTGCCATCGTCAACGACAACGACCTCTACACGGGCACGTTCGACGTCCCGATGCCGGCCACCCCCGGCACCGACGACTGGAACCGCCTGCTGGACGCGGTCACCGAGGCCGGCGAGTTCTACCGGGGCTCCGGCGACAAGACGGCCTTCGTCTCGTACCGGGTGGCCACCAAGCTGCTCACCATCCGCGACAACTTCGGCAAGCGCGTCTACCGGAACCTCTCCGAGGTCGCGGCGGACATGGACGTCTCGCGCATCGAGCGTGTCCCGTCCGAGCTCATGCCGGCCGACGTCCTGGCGGTCGTCCTCGACCTCCGCGACTACAACTTCGGTACTGACGCCGGCGGTGAGGTCACCCTCTTCGACGACTTCGACATCGACTTCAACCAGTACAAGTACCTGATGGAGACCTACCTGTCGGGTGCGCTCACGCTGCCCTACGCCGCGCAGGTCTTCAAGTCGGTCGCCTCGACCAGCACGCTGGCCACTCCGGCTCAGCCGGCCTTCGCCAACAACGTGGTCACCATCCCGACGGACGCCGGTGTCGACTACTACCGTACCGACACCAACACGCTCGTCGCCGACGGCTCCACCATCACCCTGGACGACACCGTCCTCCCGATCGTCGAGATCGAGGCCCGTCCGGCCGCGGGTTACTACTTCGCGGACAACCTGGACGAGCACGACACCTGGACGTTCGAGTACCAGGCCTGATCCTGAGAAGCCAGTATGCGATACTCCGGTAAGCTGGGCGTTGCTCAGCAGACGGAGATCAAGCCTGGCATCTGGGAGGAGACCATCACCGAGTTGGATGTGCTCGGTACGGTCCAGCAGAGGACCGAGGTGTTGGAAACGTCCGATCGAGTGCTCCCACTGTATTCGACGACGACCAGCATCTCGGTCCTCCGCAGGGAAACGGACAACTTCGACATCCGGTATGTCACTTATCGGGGCAAGCGCTGGACGACACGCAATGTTGTCGTCCAGTATCCCGAGATCGTGATCTACATCGGAGAGGAGTACCATGGCCCGATCCCAGGCTGAGCTGCAAGAACTGCTGGAGGGGGTGGAAGGACCTGCGAAGGTATATTTCCAGCCCCCTTCGGTCTTGCAGTACCCGTGCATCCTGTATCAGCGGAGTGACTCCTACGACGCTCGTGCTGACAACACCCGTTACCTGACCTGGAAGCGTTACGACGTGACTGTGATGGACCGGGACCCGGATAGTCTCATTCCGGACCAGGTGGAGTCTCTTCCACACTCAAAGTTCAATCGATTCTTCGTAGTCGATGGACTCAATCACTGGATCTACACACTGTACTTCTAGAAGGGAAGTAACATGGCTGAAGGAGCCCTCGTGTGGGACGGCCTGGCGGAGCGGTTCTTCGAGACCGGTGCCGATCACGGTGTCCTGTACCACCAGACCAACGGTGTCTACAACGACGGTGAGGCCTGGAACGGCCTCATCACGGTCACGGAGTCGCCCAGCGGCGCCGAGTCCAACAAGCAGTACGCGGACAACATCCCGTACCTCAACCTCTTCTCTGCCGAGGAGTTCGGCGCGACCATCGAGTGCTTCACGGCGCCCGACGGCTTCCTCACCTACGACGGTGTCCGCAAGACCGCGGGTGGCATGCAGATCGGGATGCAGTCGCGTCCGGTCTTCGGCTTCTCGTGGCGGACCAAGAAGGGCAACGCCCTCGACGAGGACCTCGGCTACATCCTGCACCTGGCCTACGGCCTGCAGGCCAGCCCCTCGGAGAAGGCCTACTCCACGGTCAACGACTCGCCGGCTCCGGTGCAGTTCTCGTGGACGCTCTCCTCGACCCCCGTCGAGACGCTGCCGGGCTACAAGCCCACGGCGATCATCAAGATCGACTCGACCGACCCGGACGTCGACCCGACGGCTCTGGCCGACCTCGAGACGATCCTCTACGGTTCGGACGGTGTGGCCCCTCGCCTCCCCAGCCCGGCCGAGGTGGACTCCATCCTGTCCGCCGGCATCGTGACCGTGACCCCGAACGCTCTGGCGTACGACACGGCCACCCACACCATCACCTACGCCGCGCAGACCGGCGTCGTCTACACCCGACAGGACACGGGTGCGGTCGTTTCCAACAACATCGTCCTCACCGCCGGTCAGAAGCTCGTCATCAAGGCGAGCCCGGCTCCGGGGTACAACTTCAGCGGCACCTTCGTGGACCGCTGGCTGTACACCTACTGATGAGAGGAGGAGAGAGTGCTCACGATCAAAGTTTGGGAACAAGATCGGGAGGTTGTGCTCAAGCTGGAGCACTCTCTCCTCTCTCTGTCAAAATGGGAGGAGAAACACCAAAAGGCGTTCCTTACCGCGGAAGCCAAGACTCCCACCGAGATGATCGACTACTTCGAATGCATGGTTGTGTCTCCGGAAGGATGTGAGAACTATGTGGCTCTCATGGACCCGGAGCAACTCGATGCTGTAGCGAACTACATCAACGAAAACCGCACCGCTTCTCGTGTCCCAGATGAGAAGAGTCGCAACTCTGAGACCGTCACCAGCGAACTCATCTACTACTGGCTCTCTCAGCTTCGGATTCCGTTCCATCCTGCGGAAACTTGGCACTTGAGTCGATTGATGATGCTCGTTCGTATCGCCAACTACAAGGCTCAGCCTGCTAAGAAGCAGCGTGTGGGTCAGATGATGGCTGATTGGAAGGCGGCAAATGCTGCTCGTAAGAAAGAATACGGAACGTCTGGCTGAGAGGAGGCCCGATGCGAGTCGCCTGGGACGCTGCTGATGCGCGTTACTACCAGACCGGCACTGACCGAGGGGTTCTCTATCCTTCGGTCGGCAATCCGGTCGCCTGGAATGGAATCACAGGCATCGACGAGAACAGTGCTGGTGAGTCGTCCATCTTGTACATGGACGGAATGATCTACTTGGCCGACGTCGAGCCCGGTGATTTCACCGCCACGCTCACGGCCTTCTTCTGGCCCGATGAGTTCGATGCCTGTCTTGGCATCCCTGAGGCCACCGATGGCTTCTTCGTCGACAGCCAGAAACCGAAGCGTTTCAGCCTGACCTACCGTTCGCTAGTGGGCTCGGGTCTGGAGGGCGACATGTTCGGATACCAGATCCATCTGGTATACAATGCCGTCGCCTCCTTGGGGACTCGCTCGCGCAAGACCCTCTCGGACAAGCCCACTCCGATGGAATTCACCTTCGACCTCGTGTGCACCCCAGTCAAACTTCAGGGTTTCCGTCCTTCGGCACACTACATCATCGACACTCGTTCTCTGACCCCGGAAGCCATTGCGGAATTGGAAGACATTCTGTATGGCACGGCTACGACCGCTCCTCGCATGCCTACTCCTTTGGAGCTGTTCGACCTCATGAACTTCGGCGACGCGATTCAGGTGACCTACAACGTCGCGGCGGGAACGATCACCTACCGGGGTAAGGGCTCCAACGTCGTCCTCACCTCCGAAACCGAATACCAGATCAACAACGTCAATGCCACTGCCCCCGATGCGAACGGCCAGTATGTCGTGTCCGATGGCGGGAATACCACCGTCACCGTCGTGTGACAGAAAGGAGTCGTGATGGCTTCCGTAACCGGAATCACGGCCGCCAAGGCCAACGATATTCTCGGTCAGTCCGTCGTGGCGGGTCATGTCGACTCGACTTCGGGGCATCTGATCTTGACGAAGAGCAACGGCACTACGCTCGACGGAGGCGATTTCACGTCCATCGTCAGTGGCATCCTGGACCAGCAGGTCACGGACGAGGTCAACTCAATCGCTCCGGGGATCGTGGATTCCAAGGTCGCGGCCAAGATGCCCGGCAAGATCTACACCCGCCCCGATGCGAATGGCGCACTGTCGTTCAACGACATTTCGGCCTCGGATCTCATCCACGCCACGCTCAAGGTCAAGCTCATCGGAAACTCTTCGATTACTGCGACGGCTTTGAACGGTGTCGCTCGAACCCCGGGCACTCAGTTCATCATTCGGTTCACTCAGGACGCTACGGGCGGTCGCACCTTGACCCTCACCGGGATCAAGCGCTCGCAAGGCATCCTGACCCTGTCGACCGCTCCTGGCGCGATCGACCTGATTTCGTTCTACTACGATGGCGACAACTGGTACGCCGGACCCATGGGGCTGAACTTCTCATGATGTTCATGGCCATGAAACTCGACAAGAGCCAGGTAAATGCCGGATCGGACACGTACGCCTTCAAGGCTGCTGGTTCATATTCGTTCAAGGACCGAGACCTTGCGATCATGGCTGGCTACACCAAGTACGAAGCCTTCCTGGTGGGCGCTGCAAGCGGTTTCGGAGGCAATGCCATCGGCAAGTCCGGAACCAATGGTGATGGAATCACTCTTTATGGCGGAGGGGCTTCGGGGGGTGGCTCGTTGCGCTTGATGGACACCCTACTGGCCATGGCTGCGTCAGAACCGATCGTGGTGGGCGACGCTGGTACAGATGGAGCCGACAAGAACGACAACACCACTGCTGGGATCGGAACTGCTGGAGGAAACACGACCTTCCGAGGCTATTCCGCCTATGGGGGAACTCCTACCCCGAACGGCGGAGCCCGAATCAACGGCAATGCCAACGGCTACGCGGCCGGCGGAGGCGGCGGAAACGGTGGAGGAAACAGTGCTAACCTAGGCACTGGCGGTTTAGGTTCAGATCCCAATGGGGCGTCCTGGTCCACCTCGGGCACTCCTTCGGGGTATGCTGGAACGAACGCGGGAACCGGATATTTCCAAGCCGGGGGAACCCCTCCCGTTGTGGGTGGAGGGTTTGGTGGAGGCGGCGGTCGAGGAAACTTGACCGGAATCTTCACGGGTGTTTCTTACACTTCTTCTCCCGGAGCCACTGGTAACAACACCGCTTACGCGTGCACAGGAGCCTCCTCGGTATCCAACAAGGGCGGAGCAGGCGGCGGAGCGGATCTATTCCCCATCACCGGAGTCCACGAGTATTACGGTACTCGTCAGACGGGTCGCTTCTCTAGCGGCGCTTTCGTTCTCAAGCTCTCGTGAGGTAGCGATGCTCAAGATCACCTCTTCGGGTAGTACCAGTCAGACTGAGCGCTTCCTGGAGCGGATGATCCACGGGGATATTTACGACAACCTCACGGCCTACGCTGAGAGGGGACTCGCTGCCCTCCGTGCGGCCACTCCGCTCGAATCGGGAGAAACAGCAGCCTCCTGGGACTACGAGATCACGTTCGAAGCCGGCAAGGTCGATATTTGGTGGGTTAACAACCACATCGTCAACGGATTCAACGTAGCCATCGGCCTCCAGTACGGACATGGTACCGGAACCGGTGGCTACGTTGCTGGCCAGGACTACATCAACAAGGCCCTGAGGCCCATATTTGACGAAATCGCCGACGGAGTTTGGAAGGAGGTCCAGAGCGCATGAGTTCAACCGAGAACCGCATCGTTAAGATGGTGTTCGACAACGCCCAATTCAAGAAGGCGGCCGCCGAGACCAAGCAGTCACTGACGGAAGTCAACCAGGCAGTCGACTCCACTGACGGTAAGAAGGGGTTGCTCAACCTCAGCTCGGGCATGACTCGAGTGATGGCCTCCGCATCCAAGATGCAGACGGTGGTCACCACTGCCGTCGCCACGATCACCAACAAAGTGGTCAACGCGGGCCTCAACCTGGCGAAGTCGCTCACCATCGACCCACTCAAGCAGGGTTTCACCGAGTATGAGCAGCTGCTGAACAAGCAGAACACCATCATGAACGCGACGGGCAAGTCTGCCGCTGCGGTCAAGAAGGTGCTCAACGATCTGAACCACTACTCGGACAAGACCATCTTCAGCTTCTCCGACATGACCGAGGGCATGACGTCCTTCGTGAATGCCGGTGTTCCGCTGAAGCAGGCCGCTCAGGCGATGAAGGGCATCTCCAACGCTTCGGCGCTGGCGGGTGCCTCGACTATGGAGGCTCAGTCTTCGTTCCGGGCATTCGGCCAGGCTTTGGGGCAGGGCTTCCTGGGTCTTCAGGACTTCAGGCAGGCTGCGGTCACAGGCAAGATCGGTACGGTCGGCTTCAAGCAGTCGCTGATTGACGCGGCTGTCTCGCTTGGTACGCTCACCAAGCGGGGCAAGGAATACGTCACTGCCAACGGCAAGACGCTCACCGCCACCAAGGGATTCGACCTGTCGCTGCAGTACCAGTGGGCATCGGCCAAGGTACTCAACAAGGCCCTGGGGGCGTACGCCGACAACACGACCAAGCTGGGCAAGAAGTCCTTCAAGGCTGCTCAGGATGTCCGATCGTTCACCGCCTTCATGGACACCCTTAAGGAATCGGTGGGATCGGGTTTCAGCGCGATCTTCACCACCCTGATCGGTGGCCTGGAGGAGTCGACGTCGCTGTGGACCGGTCTCTCCAACACGGTGGGGAACTCCGTCCAGACCTTCTTCAAGTTCGCGAACCAGACGATCAAGACCTGGAAGTCCCTCGGCGGGCTCAAGGACACGGTCCAAGGGTTCAAGAACATCCTCTCTCCGTTCGTGGCACTGTTCCACGCGGTCGGGGACGCCTGGGCTCAGGCATTCCCTGGTGGAGGTAAGGGTGCGGGCGGCGTTCTCGCTGCTCTGAGCCACGGTTTCCTGCTTCTCACCACTCCTCTGGCTTGGTTGGCGAAGCAGATTCCGAAGATCACTCCGGCTTTGGCAACTTTCTTCAAGATCGTCAAAATGGGAGCCGGCGGCATCAGTTACGTTGCCGGCCTGATCTCTGACCTCGTCCACAACCTGATGGGCATGGTCAACATCAAGGCACCTTCCTCCGGAGGGTTCATCAAGTTCTTCGAATCCATCGGCAACGGTGCGAAGGGCTTGGTCAAGGCTGGCGTCAATGCTGCTCAGCAGTTCATCGCCGGTCTGATCGACGGATTCCGCAACGGTTCGTTCGACACGGCAGCAACGATCGTCAGCGGGGGTCTCATCGGGGCTCTCGTCCTGGCGATTCGGAAGCTGATGAAGAACGGTCTGTCGCTTGACCTCACTGGTGGGGTGTTCGACAGCATCAAGGAAGTCGGGGAGTCCGTCACGGGCACCTTCAAGGCCATGCAGCAGCAGTTGCAGGCCAAGACTCTTCTCGAGATCGCCGGAGCTATCGGCTTGATCACTGCTTCGGTGGTGGCCTTGTCGTTGGTCAACCCCTCCAAGCTCACCAAGGCTTTGACGGCCATCGCTGTTGGGTTCGCCCAGCTGCTCGGTTCTATGGCGATTCTGGTCAAGATCAGCGGATCGGCCGGGTTCGTCAAGGTTCCGATGATCGCTGCGTCGATGATTCTTCTCTCGGGTGCGTTGTTGATTCTGGTTGCAGCTATTGCGGCCATGGGTCAACTGAAGTGGGAGACCATCGGCAAGGGTCTTGCTGGGATCGCGGGTGCTATCGGTGTTATCGGTCTGGCGCTCCAGAGCCTCAAGGGTCCGATTCTTCTGCGTACGTCTGTCGGACTCGCCGCAGTTGCCGGATCTCTTGTTCTCATCAGCGGTGTCATGAAGATCTTCGCTACGATGTCGTGGGAGGAGATGGCTAAGGGCCTCGTCGGTCTGGCGGGCGCTATGGCGATTCTCGTCGTAGCACTCAATGCCATGAAGGGCGGAGTTCTGGGGGCTGCTGCCATTCTAGTTATCGCTCCGGCGCTGACGATCCTGGCGGGTGCTCTTAAGATCATGGCCTCCATGAGTTGGGAAGAGATCGCCAAGGGCCTCGTGGTTCTCGGGGGAGCTCTTCTCGAACTCGGGTTGGCTCTGGGCGGAATCGGCGCTTCGGGTCTTCCGGGCGCCGCGGCTCTTCTGATCATCACTCCTGCGCTCTTGGCGTTGGGTGGGACGATGAAGCTTCTTGGCTCTTTGTCATGGAGTGCCGTCGCCAAGGGCCTCGTAGCCCTGGGTGGCTCTCTGCTGATTCTGGCAGTGGGTCTGACGGCGATGATCGTCGCTTTGCCTGGTGCTGCTGCTCTGACGGTAGCCTCATATGGCCTTCTGGCTCTTGCGGGAACTCTGACCATTCTTGGTAAGTTGTCGTGGGCTGATATTGCCAAGGGGTTGACAACGCTTGCTGCCGCATTGGCTATTCTGTCGGTAGCGGGAGTAGCGTTGCTTCTCGCCGGTCCGGGTCTTCTTATGCTGGGTGCAGCCATCGGGCTCATCGGTGTGGGTGTCCTGGCCGCGGGAGCTGGTGTGGCGGCATTTGCTGCCGCATTGGGGACCCTGGTGGTTGTCGGCGGCGGGGCCATCTCCTTGTTCACGAAGTACCTGACGACTTTCCTGGGTCTTCTCCCGGAGATCGGCCAGGGTGTCGCGGAGATGGTGGTCAGCTTCGTCAAGACCATCACCGCCAACGCTCCCGTCTTCATCAAGGCATTCGTCACCATGGTGGGTGGCATGCTCGACGCAGCGAACAAGCTTCTTCCGAAGTTTGCTCGTCTCGTAGACAACGCCATTAAGGCTGCCATTCGAATCGCACGAGCCAACGTCAACGGAATGGTCGACCTGGGTCTTGGCTTGATCATCGCTCTCTTGAACGGGATCAACAAGAACATCGGGAAGATCGCTAAGCTTGGCGTTGACATCATCGTCAACTTGATCAACGCGATCAGCAGTCAGCAGCAGCGTCTGCTTAATGCCGGCGCCAATGCCATCATCGATTTCATCAACAAGCTGGCAGACACCATCCGGCAGAAGAGTCCCGAGCTGGGCAAGGCCATGGGCAACCTTGGCTCTGCAATGGTCGAGGGTCTCATCACCGGTATTGGGTCAATGGCTGGGGAGGCCATCTCGAGGATCGGTAGCCTTGCTTCGGGTCTCGTGAGTAAGGCGAAGGGGATTCTCAAGATCTTCTCGCCCTCGCGAGTCTTCCGAGACATCGGCAAGTTCCTTGTCATGGGTCTTACTGACGGAATCCAGAAGAACGCTGCTTCGGCCATCACGGCCGTGGCCAGCATGGTCAGCGGGCAGATCGCTGTCGCCAATGAGTACGTCGACAAGTTCATTCAGAACTTGGACCAGAAGGCCATCGCCGCTCAGGCTAAGGCCGCTGGTCTTGCGTTGGCTGCTCAGAAGGCGCAGAAGGAAGCCAAGAAGACCAAGTCCAAGGATGACGACAAGGCCGCGAACAAGCTGGCGAATAAGGCTCACAAGCAGCAGAAGGAGGCCGATGCGGCGGAGAAGAAGGCGGAAGCAGCGAAGGCCCGTCAGGACCGAGCTGAAGAGTTCGCCAACGCCTCCACCATCGAGAAGGCCAAGATGAGGTCCGAGGACGCCCAGAACCAGCTCGCTGCGGCTAAGGCTGCGGAGGGCCGGGCTGAGAAGGATCGAATCGCTGCTGCCGCCTTGGAGAAGCAGAGCCATGCCAAGGGTGTGAGCGATGCTGAGCGGAAGAAGCTTCAGGACGAGGCCGATAAGCTTAAGAAGCAGGCCAAGGAAGAAGCTGAGCGTGCGAATAAGCTCCTCGCGCAGAGCAAGATCTCTGCAGGACAGGCATTGGCTCTTCAGAAGAAGGCCGGCCAGGAAGCTGCGGACGCGTTCCAGCAACAGTTCGACGCGGAGCAGAAGGCCGCTGACGAACAGGCCAAGTTCGACGCAATGACCGATGAGGAGAAGGCTGCTAAGCGCCGTCAAGACGCTGCAGATCTTCAGGCCAAGTCGGTCGAGGATCTCGAGGCTGCCAAGAAGCTTGCCTTCACGGATCTCGATGCGGCGAACGACCTCGCCAAGCAGGCCTTGGAGGAGGCGGACCAGGCACGTCAGTACCTGACCGACGCAGAGAACTATGCCAACCAGGCGGCCCAGGGAACTGGGGCATCGGCTGGCAATGGGCAGGTCGTGGACGTTGGTCCGACCGATGCTGCTGCTCAGGCATTCAACAACTACAGCAACCTTTATGACATGGCTACGGCTGCTGCGGCAGGCAAGGGCGATGTCGTGTTCAACCAGTACAACACCAGTCCGGAAGCTCTCAGCGACATCGAGATCTACCGGAACACCAACAACCAGATCGCGTTCGCTGCAGAGAAGTTGCAGCCCGCGGCTTAGGAGAAAGGCCCGAGATGCTCACGCATGTCGACATGACTGCCATTGCGGTACCTCGCACCTTCACTATCGGAGGTGTGAACCCGGATGACACCATCATCCTGAAGAGCATCTCGGGCCTTTCCCCGTCCGACGTCACGCTCTTCACCGGAGACTTCGCGGGGAACGGCGGCTACTACCAGGGTCGCCGTGTCCCGGGGAGAAACCCCGTCTTCACCTTCAAGCTCAACCCCAGTTTTTCTACTACCGGAGGCCGATCCGTTTCGAGTCTCCGGCGCGAGTTGTACGCCATGTTCTACGAGCCCACGTACAACGACAACGGTCTTCAGGTCGATATTTTCGACGATGAGATCGGTAAGGTCTCGATGAAGGTCTACGCCGACAAGACTCAGAACGACATGTTCAGTCAGGACACCTCGGTTCAGATCAGCACCCAGTGCATGGAAGCGTTCCTCATGGGCCCTCAGGTTTCGGCTACCCCGAACGCCATTTCCGTTCCGATCACCTATGCAGGATCGGCTCCCGCCGGATTCGACTCCCTGCAGATCAAGGCAGCTTCGGCAGGCACACAATTCTCCGTACAGATCGCAAACAAGACCATGACCTGGGTTGGCGCGATCGCAGCCAACGATATTTTCACCATCGGTACCGAGGAGGGAAACCTCTTCATCAAGAAGAATGGCGTGGACGCTCTGGGAGGTCTCTCGGCGGCCTCTCAGTGGGTCACTCTGGCCCCGGGTGCCAACACATTGGCTACCTGGGGTAATGCTTCGGGCGACGGCAAGACCTCCATCACCTCGTACGCCTACACTCCGAAGTATTGGGGGCTCTGATGTCGTTTCGCGAGAAGATGAAGGATGGAACGACTCGAATCTCGGGGCTGTCCATGGCCGATATTTTCGCGGCCGTGTACCCCGTGGGTTCCATCCACATGTCTGTGACCAACGTGAACCCCTCGGCTCAGTTCGGGGGCACCTGGGTTGCCTGGGGATCCGGACGAGTTCCCGTGGGAGTCGATACGGCCCAGACCGAGTTCGACACGGTGGAAGAGACGGGTGGAGAGAAGACTCACGTCTTGACCGCTGCAGAGATGCCTCAGCACCTTCACGCAGCGGGCACTCTGGCTACGGGCAGTGCTGGAGGTCATAACCACAACGTTGACGCCAACTGGACGATCGGTATTCTGAGCAATACCACGACCGGAGGCACTGCGAACCGATTCACCAACGCATCTGACGGCAACAACCGAGTCACGAGTACCGATGGTGCACACACTCACCCAGTGACAGGAAACACCGGTCAGACGGGCGGTAACGGAGCTCATAACAACCTGCAGCCGTACATCACGTGCTACATGTGGAAGAGGACTGCTTAATGGATCTTGTGACTCTGGACCCCGCAACCTTCATGCCTGCCAAGATGGTGGAGCAGTACGACAGCCTCATCTGGACTGAGCGTTTCAATACCGTCAGCGAGTTTCAGATCAAGACGGGTCTCGTCGAGGAGTTCATGGACCTTCTTCCCGAAGGAACGTGGCTTTCTCTTCGCGAGTCCACCGAACCCATGGTGGTCGAGACCCATCAGATCGAGCGGAAGAAGAACTCCCCAGCAGTCTTGACCATTCAAGGTCGAGGTATGGAATCTCTTCTGGACAGGCGTCAGGCACTGTCTTCGCTGACTCCCGGAAGTACCTCGGACTGGGCAGTCGTCGCAAAGACCCCTTCGGATGTCGCATACTACATCATGAAGAAGATCTGCGTCGACGGCATGCTGGATTCGCGCGATATTTTCGAGCCGTCCATCGTGCAGTTTCCGACTCCGGCGGACTACCTGACGAGTACGGGGCCGAACCGCAACTTCTTGGTCCCGAGGGGAAACTTGCTCAGTCAGGTGCTGACTCTCCTGCAAACCGAGGCGAAGGCGGACCCGTCGACTACCCCGGCAACTCCTGCTGTCGTGCAGCACGGAATCCGGGGTCGTAGGCCGGCAAGCGCTGGGGCCATGGCCATCGAGCTCTACACCGGAACCGACCGTACCGCGACGATTCGCTTCGATGCCAACCGTCGTCTGCTGAATGACGGAACATATTTGTTCAGCAAGGTCGGATCGGCCACGGATGCGTACGTTCTGGGACCTTCCTTGACGTACAACATGAGCAAGAGCACCTCGCCGGCCTCGGGGATCAATCGTCGCGTTATTCTCGTGGACGCAACGAGCAGCACCATCACTGACGGAAGTGCCTTGCAAGCTCAGGGCAACACCAGCCTCGCTGAGGCTCACGAGACCGCCATATTTGACGGCTCCATCAACGAGGACATCAACCCCTATACGTTCGGGGTGGACTACTTCCTCGGGGATATTGTCAACCTGATTGGCGACTATGGCTTGAGTGAGAGGGCTCGAGTCACTGAGTTCATTCGGGCCAAAGACGCCACGGGAATCAAGCGGTATCCGACCCTCGTCACCCTCGACCAGTAGGAGAACAATGAAGGTCAGCAACAAGGCCTATGACGTAGCCAACTACGTGGCCAAGGTAGCGCTGCCCGCTGTCGCAACGTTCGTGATCGCTTTCGGCCAGATCTGGCACATCGACCACAGCGCGGACATCGGCGCAACGATCACCGCAGTGGATGTCCTCCTGGGCACCCTGCTCATCATCCAGAAGAAGCAGTACGACAACTCCGACGACCAGTACGACGGGACCATCGATCCGGTCTACGCCGACGGAGTGACGACGCCTTCCGCTCTGGATATTCCGGATGCGTATGAGGCCCGGGGCAAGAAGAAGGTCGTCCTCAAGGTGGAGCCCATCCCGGTCCCCGATGACCCGGCCGCTCACCAGTGAGGGCAGGTTTTACATGCCTTAGAGTGCAGAACCCATCAACCTCTAAGGAGATTCCGTGAAGAACCCTCTGAACCCTGAGCCCAAGCCCTACGAGGCGGAGCGTCAGCGGCTGTTGGAGAGGCTCGCAGACATCGACCCCACGAACGACGACTACAGCAAGGTGCTGACGGAACTCGACCGACTCGACAAGATCCTCAACAGGACCTCCGAGTTCAAGAAGACCCTCATCCCCGCGCTGGGAACCGTCGCCAGTGTGGGCGGTATCTACGCCCTCCAGCAGTTCGCCGGCGTGATCGTCCCGAAGGCCCTTGAGGCCCTCGCCAGCCGTTCATCGCAGAAGGACTAGAGTTCGAAAGAATTCTGAAAAACACAAACCCAGGTAATACCTTCAATACCTGGGTTTGTGTTTTGTCATATTTCGCAGGATTTACATGGGTCTATATGAAGAGGCGCAAGGCCACAATCACTACTATGACGATAGCAAATTCCAGTTCGAGTCTGTCACGGATGCACATCCTCTTCATTTTTTCGCAGGATTTACATGGGTCTATATGAAGACCATCAACCATTGGAGAAATCATGTTCAAGAAGACCATCAATGAGCTGAAGGACGCCGTCGCCGAGACGGAGCACAACGTCACTGTCACCGTCAAGGTTGACGTCGACGCCAAGAAGACCGCAAAGACCGTCATCAAGACCTACGCGGCCATCGTTGGTATCGCCGTCGCCGGACGCGCAGCCGTTGCGCTCATCGACGCGAAAGCCCAGCAGCCCAAGAAGTCCGAAGACTGACACCAAGTCAACGTCCTCAAGCCCAGGCCCTACAAGGGTCTCGGGTTTTGGCAACTTTTACACGTGCTTATATGCAGGACTAACCCTCAACCCTAGGAGAAACCCATGCTCGTTCGCACGTTCGTCAAGCTCGTGCCCGTGACCGTCCGCCACCCCAGTGGCGTGTTCATCAGCGGGTACGAGTGGCAGATCGTGACCGAGTACATCCCTCTCAGCTGAGTTAGGTCCAGCAGAGCCCAATCACCCCAACAGGTGGTTGGGTTTCTCTTTGGGTAGAAAAAACATGTCCCTATATGAAGAGAAGCTAGTGGTCTAGCCTGTCACCGAGATGACAGCTCTTCCATATTTTGTCAACCAGTGAAAGGAAACCATGGACACCATCCTGTCGTTCTTCAGCCACCTGATCCTGTTTACCGCAGGACTTGTGGTTATCGTTTTCTGGCTGGCGCTCTTCGCGATCGTCGCCATCGAGGCCCACGATTTCATCTTCGGAGAGCCGAGCTCGCCCTCCGAGGACGACGTCGAGAACCTTGAGGACTACCGATGAACCTCAAGAACATCTTCACCAAGGGTCCGACTACCAAGACGGACATCATCATGGCCTGTGCCGGCGCTCTGGTAGGCGTCTGGAAGGCCTTCGACACCATCCGGGACTACAAGTCCCAGCAGCAGGAAGAGGTCAACCAGTGAAATTCTCAGCAGGTCTTGTGACGGGCGTGGTTCTCACGTCTTCCGTCATCGTCTCTGGAGTCGCCGGCTTCATCGGCGGCTTCGCCTTCGCGGAGAGCCTCCGCAAGCCCACCGTCAACAACCGTCCTCGCAACATCCGCGAGGAGAACCAGAAGGACTTCACCCAGTGAACATCAGCGCCATCGCCCCCCGTTTGAAGGGCCTCGTCAAGATCGGCAAGAACTTCGTTGCCGCCAATCGTCCGGAGATCCTCTTCGGCACCTCGGTCGTCTCGACCGTCGCAGCCTGCGGGCTGTCTGCCAAGGCCGGCTACAAGTCGGGTCAGCAGGTCCTCATCGCCGAGCTCGAGGCCGACACCAAGATGACCACCCAGGAGAAGGTGGACCTGACCTGGCGGAACTACGTTCCGGCCGGAGCAGTCCTCGCCACCAGCCTCGGGTCGACCACGGGTCTGCACCTGGTCCACATCAAGGAGAAGAAGCAGATCGCTCTGGCAGCCATGTCGGCCATCGACGAGGTGCAGCGTCAGGCCAGCCAGTACGCTGACGACCTCTCCGACACCGTCAAGGAGGTTCTGAACCCCACTCAGGAGGAGAAGGACGAGATCAACGAGCGGCTCATGGAGCGGAACGCGGACCGCAACAACGGTCGTGCTCTCGTCTACGACTCCGACGGTATGGTGGAGGAGATGTATCTCGTCCGGGACGGCAAGACCGGTCGGGACATCTGGTCCAACGAGCGTCGCATCGAGGACGCCATGAACGAGGTCAACGCCGTCATCACTCGGCAGGGCGACTGCGAGCTGAACCTGTTCTACTCGCTGGCCGGCTTCGGACTTCTTCCGGATGGCGACGACTACGGGTGGTCGGGCAACCTCGTCAGCCTGCACTGGGACGTGACCGTGCGGGACGACGGTCGGCCGGTCCGTCGCTTCACGTTTCGGTCCGAACCCGAGAAGGGCTATAACAGCGCGCACGGATGAAGGCCTGGTCCTCATGTGGGACCCAGCCGAAGTGAGCTCATGTCAGTTCTGAATCCATATTCTGAGGATTGGATGTTCTGGCGGTTGGCTTACGAGTAAGACCCCGGGCGGGGGAGTTGAGTTATCCGCCAAGCTGGGTGCACCGGAACACCACCCTGCCACTCCTCCCCCGCCTGGTTCATATTCTTTCAACGAAAGGTTTGTTGTGCACGTCATCTACATCACCATCATCGGTTTCATGAGCGTGCTCATCGGGTGGTTTGCCCGGGAGCTCGATCAGACCAAGAAGAAGGCCGAGGAGAACGTACGAGCCATCGAGCAGGGACACCTGGAGATCGAGGAGAACTACGAGATGGATCTCCTCACCCTGAGGGAGAACATCGAGGAGCTCGAGGGGATCCGTGGGAACCTGACAGGCCAGTGCGAGAACTACGTGCTGGACATCGTATCAGCCAAGGCCACGATCGAGGAGCTCAAGAGCAACACCGAGATTTTCTCGAAACTTCTCGCCGAGAAGAACCACGACATCACGACGGCGGCCGCCATGATGGAGGCGGCACAAGCTCGCGCTAGGGACCTCGAGGAGATCGTCTCCTTCCACGCCAACAACTGCATGCCCCACTTGTCGGAGATCCGTGCCGGCAGGTTCCCCACTGCGAAGATCGACGGGTAGAAATTACACGTCTCTTAATGCAGGAACAACCCTCAACCTCAACAGGAGAAATCATGACCAAGTCCGAGAACACCAACCCCGAGACCGTCGAGAAGAAGTCGCTCAAGGAGCGCGTCCTCGCCCCCATCAAGAAGCACCCCAAGATCGCCATCGCGATCGCGGCCGGTGTGACCCTGGTGGCCGGCACGGCGCTGCTCACGAAGAACGACCCGCTCGACGCCCCGGCGGAGGAGTCCGACGACGAGGTCAGCCTCACCCCCGAGAGCTGACACCAACCTCGCAAAAGCAGGAACCTATGTACCCCACACATAGGTTCCTGCTTTTGTTTCGCTTTTCCCACACAACCAACAGAAGGATATTTTCATGTCGAACAGCACCACCGAGCTCATCTACGAGGCCTCCGTCTTCTCCAAGACCGTGAGCTACAAGAACTTCAAGGGTGAGATCAACACCGTCGAGCTCTTCTTCGCGCTGGACCCGCTGGCGCTCATGCAGCAGATCGCCGGCTTCAAGCCCAAGACGTCTCGTTCTGGCAACCCGGCCAAGCGTGGCCAGGAGGAGTGGGACGAGGGCGAGCAGCTGAAGTTCGTCCGGGAGCTGGCGACCAAGGCGGCCGGCACCCCGAGCCTTGACGGCGAGAACTGGACCCCCTTCGAGGACTTCGAGGAGACCCTCGCCGGCAAGGCGTTCCTGACCAAGCTGGCCTCGAGCGACGGTGACCGTCGGGAGTTCGCCGAGAAGGTCATCCTGGAGCCGTTCCGGGCCTTCGTGCGCTACGCGTCGGCGGACCCGAGCAACTCCTCCAAGGACGTGGCCGACTTCCAGAAGATGCTCACCCAGATGGAGAACATCTTCGTCGTTCCGGACCTCTCGCAGGAGTCCGTCGAGGAGCGTCGTGCCCGGCTCCAGGCCGAGATGGCGGCCCTCGAGACCTCGCAGGAGGCGTGATGGGGAACCGCAAGAAGCCCAAGGCCCCCTGGCTCAGGAAGCTCGGAGGCCGTACGCCGGTGGAGGAGCAGGGGATCGCCTCGTTCGTCAGCGCACCGCCTGACGAGAAGGAGGTCATCAAGGAGGTCCCGGCGAAGGTCGATGGCATCACCGTGGGTGTCGCTCAGATCTACGACGACGGCACCATCGGGGTGATCATCGACGACAACGCCCCACAGTGGGCCAAGGACAAGATCGGTGACCTGTCGGACCAGGCGGGATATTCGATCGGAACGGACGAGCTGTAATGGATCTCCCCGACAAGAGCAAGCCCGAGCAGCCCAAGAAGAAGATCGAGCCGATCATACCTGTCGGCGCAGCGGTGCAGGTCAAAAGGCCGGCATCTCGGAGGTTCTTCGACTTCCTGTTCGCCGAGTCCCCGAAGCAGCTCGGTTCCAAGATCGGTCGGGACATCATCGTCCCGCGGATCAAGGCCGGGTTCGAGGAGGCTGCCAACAGCTTCCTCGCGGGGATGCTCTGGGGAAATGACGGCGGTCGCCCGGTGTCCAACATCGTGCGTCAGGCCGCCATGCGAGGCGGAGGTGTCAACTACTCTGGCATCTCCGTCTCGGGGAACCCCATGACCCAGGCGATGCAGGCGTCGCAGCCGAGGTCTCACGGCAACTACCAGGACCTCACTCTCCCCACCCAGCAGTACGCGGAGATGGTTCTCGCCAACATGTACGACCTTCTCAATCAGTACCGCATCGTCGCTGTTGCGGACCTGTACGAGATCGTCAACATCTCTCCCCAGCCGTCGGACAACGCGTACGGCTGGACCTCCCTGGAGGGCGCCAGGATCAGCAAGGTCCGCGAAGGATATTTGCTGGAACTGCCCCGCCCCACTCTCATCTAGAAAGGCTCGTTCATCAATGGCATTGCAGAATACCGAAGCAGACCGCCAGCAGCAGCTCGATATTTGCGCCCAGCTCAAGGAGCTTCGCGTAAGTCAGGGCATCAGCCAGCGGCAACTCGGATCCGAGATCGGCATCGCACAGGGAAACTTCGTACGAGTCGAGCGAGGGTTCGACGGGCTCAAGCTCAGCACTATCCAGGCTTGGGCCCGTGGTCTCGGCTACAAGGTCGAGGTCAACTTCGTTCCCATGTCCTTTGAGGACAGCCTCGGAGAGGTGTTCGGATGAAGGTCGAGCAGATGAGACGAGAGCTGGCTCGCATGTACGCCGCCTCGTGGAAGGAAAAGGTCCTCAAGATGTCGGACGTTCAGGTCGTCGCCATCTACCGCAAGTTCCAGAAAGAAGGAAAGATTCGATGAGCTTCATCACTCGCGCTTACGGCGCAACCAAGCTCGCCCTCAAGGCCAACGCTCCGACCATCATGGTCGTCGCCGGCGTCACCTCGATGGGTGCTGCTGCGGTCTTCGCCAGCAAGAAGACCCTCCACCTCGAAGAGGTCCTCGGGACCCATGTCGTCGAGCTGGAGGCCATCAAGGAAACGCTCGACAACAAGGCCATGTCGCAGTACGACGAGAAGAAGGCTGCGAAGGACCGGGGTGTCGTCTACGGCCGTGCCGCCTACGACCTGACCAAGCTGTACGCCGTTCCGGGCGTCCTGTTCGTCGGGGGTGCTGCTCTCGTATTCAGTGGCCACCGTGTCATGCTCAAGCGCAACGCCACTCTGGCGCTCGCCTTCACGGCTCTGAACGAGTCGTTCGAGAGCTACCGCAAGCGCGTCGTCGAGAAGATCGGTCACGACGCGGACCAGGCGTTCTTCCACGGAGCGGTCAACAAGGAGGTCATCGACCCCGAGACCGGCAAGGTGGAGGAGATCTCGACTCGTGACTGGGAGGCGTCCGGTCAGGACCCGTACAACCGGGTCTTCGAGCAGGGTGCCTCGAGCGAGTGGCAGCCGGACCTGGGCATCAACAAGATGTTCATCGCCAACCAGCAGCGGTTCGCTCAGCAGCGTCTGAACCGGCAGGGCTACCTGTACCTCTCGGACGTCTACAAGGCCCTCGGCTTCGAGGAGTCCGACATCAGCCGCGTCGTCGGCTGGAAGGTCACCCGTCTTCCCGACGGTACGAAGGACGTTCCGTTCGTCGACTTCGGTCTCGACAAGCCGATGCCGGACGACTGGAAGTACAACCGGGAGCACGCGGTCTACCTGGACTTCAACTGCCAGGGTCTGATCGTGGGCGGCAAGGTCCAGAAGCTCCTGGAGCAGCGATGAGGCTCTCCACGGAGGCCATGGGAGGCCTCGTCGCCGGCGGTCTGCTCGGCTTCAGCGCTGCATATTTGGCGTTGGAGGCGAGGTTCCGCAAGATCTACGACCAGAAGGCTGCCGACCTGCAGCAGACGTACGAGTTCGTCAAGTCCCTGGACAAGAACGAGTACGCGAGGACGTTGATCAACGAGAAGATCGTGCCCGTTTCGATCGACTCGGAGCCCAACTCTGGTGGAGAGGTCATCGAGTTCCCGACGGTTCCGAAGCTGGAGGAAGCCGTCATCATCACTCCTATCGAGCATGAGCCCGTCCAGAACGCCTACCACAAGGCGCTCTCCGCCACGGAAACCCCCGTCGAGAAGTTCGTCGATGGGGCCATCACCGACTACGGCGTGAGCTACATCGAGGAGGAGGAGTACCAGGACGACGATGGTCGGCTCAAGGAGCAGATCCTCGTCTTCATGGACGAGTACAACCCCGTCTTCCTCGAGGCAGGGCAGCCCATCGATGACTGGGCGGAGAAGATCGGCGACAGCATCATCGTCGACTTCTACCGGCTGGTGCCGCCCGGAGTGGAGCCCGTGCTCTACGTCCGGAACCACCGAACCGGCGTCGACTACGAGGTAATCCGGCAGGAACCGTGAGCGCGGATGTCTGGCTGACGGAGACATATTTCAACTGGCTCCGTCAGGAATGCTTCACCGATCACGGAGAGAGGAAGGTGTACGAGGGCGTCCTGCGGGAGCTCCACGACATCCCGTTCTTCTGGACCATCTGGTCCGATGAGAACAGGGCAGGAGATGCGCTGGCTTTCCGCCAGTCTGACTTCCTCGGGTTCCAGCAAGACCTGGAGAGTCTCGACCAGGTGTGGCTCGGTCAATGGGCCACAGCAGCACCGTCCGTCCTCGAGGTTCTCCTCGGGATGGCACGTAGGTTCAGCTTCTACTACGAGGGAGCTCCGTCCTACTACTTCGGTCACATGTTCCGCAACATGGGCTACGACCGATACCCCGGGAGGGTGTTGACCTCATCCGCGAAGGAGTCGATCCGCAACATCACGGACGACTGGATGAGTCGACAGTTCCAGTCCGACGGACACGGTTCGCCGTTCCCCGTCGTTCATGCCCTCGATGTCGTTGACATGAGACAGCTCGATATTTGGGGCCAGATGAACGCCTACAGCGCAGAACACTTTCAGTGAGAGGAGGTCCAATGGACTTCATTCGTGTTGCTTACAAGGACAACAAGGATGGGACCCGCGAGTTCTATCCGTCCTTGCAGGCACTCGAGAGCCAGGACCTCGTTATCCGGGGAGGCCAGTTCGTAGCTATTTGGGACGAAGAGACGGGCTTGTACAGCCGTCGGCAGTCGCACGTTCCCGACATCATCGACAGGGCGTTCGCGAAGATGGTCGGGGAGCGTCTCCGGCCGGGTGACACGGTAAAGAAGATGCGCGTCTTCGACAATCAGCTCTACACCAAGTTCTTGGCGCTGATTCGTTCGATTGGCGACATGGGACCGGAGCTGGACCAGACCATCGTGTTTGCGGACCAGACTCCTACGAAGGCGGATGCGGCAACCTTCAAGATGCCATATTCTCTCTCAACCAAGCCCCACCCGGCCTGGGACAAGATTCTCAACACTCTGTATGACCCGGAGCAGAGGATCAAGATCGAGTACGCCATTGGCTCGATTTTCACGGGAGCGTCGGCCAAGAACATGCAGAAGTTCTACGTGTTCTTCGGTCCGCCGGGAACCGGTAAGTCCACCATCATGGACATCATCGAGCTCCTCTTCGAGGGACATACCGCGACGTTCAGTGCCTTCGAGATGGGTAAGGCGGACGCTCAGTTCTCACTTGAGCCGTTCGCTCGAAACCCGCTCGTCGCCATTGACCAGGACGGGGATCTCTCGAGGTTGGAGCTCAACAAGAACCTGAACAGTGTGGTCTCGCACGATCGGGTTCTCATCAACAGTAAGGGCAAGAACCTCTACGCCATCACACCGAGGGCTTGTCTGTTCATCGGTTCCAACGAGCCGGTCAAGATCAGCAACCGTAAGTCTGGTCTGTTCCGGCGACTGGTGGATATTCAGCCGACGGGGAACCTCATCCCCGAGGACGAGTACCACAACCTCACTGCCCAGGTCAAGTTCGAACTCGGCGCCATCGCAACCCGATGCATCGACGTGTTCAACATGATGGGTCCGACATATTTGTCCTCTTACAGGAGCACCGACATGATGTATCGGACCAACGACATCTTCAACTTCGTCCAGGACAACCGCTTGATCCTGGAGAAGAACGTGACGCTGAAGCAGGCGCACAAGATGTATGCGGACTGGTGCGTGGAGACGGACACTCGGAACGTCTACAAGCAGTACCAGTTCCGAGACTTGCTGATGGACTACTTCAAGGAGTTCCACAGCGAGATCATGGTGGACGGCGTAAGGCACCGTTCATATTTCATGCACCTGAGGGAGCTCGAGAAGTTCAGCTGGAAGGGTGAAGCCCCGAAGCCGACCAGAACGTGGTTGGAATTGGAGTCACAGCCCTCGCTGCTGGACGAGGTTCTCAAGGACGAGAAGGCCCAGCTATATTCTGGCAACCCGGATCACCCCTTGAAGAAGCCGTGGGAGCAGGTGGTCGACACTCTGAAGACCATCGACACTTCCGAAGAGCACTATGTCAAGGTTCCGAAGCAGCACATCGTCATCGACTTCGACCTCAAGAACGCGTTGGGTGAGAAAGACCTCGAGGCCAACCTCAAGGCCGCGGCAGCATGGCCTCCTACGTATGTGGAGGTCTCCAAGTCCGGTAAGGGTCTGCATCTCCACTACGACTACGAGGGAGACGTCGAGAAGCTGGCAGGAGCCGACCCCAAGGGTCAGTTCGAAGTCAAGACGCTGCTCGGTAACTCTTCGCTTCGGCGTCGGGTGAGTCTGTGCAACAACATTCCGGTGGCCTCGATTGACTCGGGGCTGCCTCTCAAGGAGGAGAAGGTGCTCTCACAGAAGACGATGTCCAGTGAGAAGGGTCTGCGGGAGCTCATTGTCCGTGCACTCAAAAAGGAAATCCACGGATACGGTACCAAGATCCACATGGATTTCATCATGAAGGTGCTGACCGATGCCCAGAACCAGGGCATGGTCTACGACGTCAGCGACATGTGGGACGACATCCTGCAGTTCGCCATGTCGGCATCGAACCAGTCCAGCAAGTGCATCGAGATCGCCCTGGCTTTGCCGCTCAAGAGCGAGATCGAGGTGGAGGCCGAGAGTCCTGAGGACGACAACGCCCCCATCGTATATTTCGACCTGGAGGTTTACCCGAACCTCTTCGCCGTCGGATACATGTACGACCGGGACGATGCTGAGGTTGTCAAGCTGATCAACCCCACGCCGGAACAGTGCGAGGAGCTCTTCCGCCTCAAGCTGATCGGCTGGAACAACCGTGGCTACGACGCCCATATTCTGTGGGCCCGGACGCTCGGGTACGACAACCAGGCGCTGTACGACCTGAGTCAGCGCATCATCGTGGAACACGACCGGAGGGCTGGCTTCCTGCCGGCTTACAAGGCCTGCTACGCCGATGCGTACGAGTACGCCAGCACGCCCAACAAGAAGTCTCTGAAGAAGTGGGAGATCGACCTCGGTCTGCCCCACATGGAGATGGACCTTCCCTGGGACCAGCCGGTTCCGGAGGATCGGATCATGGACGTGATGGAGTACCTCGAGAACGACGTTCGTTCGACTCGGGCTGTCTGCAAGCACATCGAAGCGGACTTCTTCGCTCGGCAGATCCTTGCGGATCTCTCCGGGCTGGAGGTCATCAACACCACCCGCCAGCACGCCGAGAAGATCATCTTCGGCGACGTGCCCTGGGATACTCAGCCGGATCTTGTGTACACGGACCTGTCTGAGATGTTCCCTGGATACACCTTCGACCAGTTCGCCAGTGGGAAGGAAAAGTCCACTTACAAGGGCGAGAAGGTCGGCGAAGGAGGGCTCGTACGTTCCAAGCCAGGGATGTACGAGAACGTAGCCCTTCTGGATGTGGCGTCCATGCACCCCACGAGCATCATCGAGCTCAATCTGTTCGGGGAGTACACGCCCAAGTTCAAGGCCTTGATGGATGCACGGCTGGCCATCAAGCGCAAGGATCTGGAGGCTGCCGGCCAGATGTTCGACGGGAAGCTTAAGCCATATTTGGCGGAGGAACACCTGAAGAACCTGTCGGACGCCCTCAAGATCGTCATCAACAGCATCTACGGGTTCACAGCAGCAACCTTCCCGAACAAGTTCAAGGACCCGCGCAACATCGACAACATCGTCGCCAAGCGTGGGGCCTTGTTCATGCTGGATCTTCGAGAGTACGTCGAGTCCCTCGGCTTCGAGATCATCCACATCAAGACCGACTCGGTCAAGATCCCCAACGCAACTCCGGAGATCATCGAGAAGGTCATGGAGTTCGGGAAGAAGTACGGCTACGACTTCGAGCACGAAGCGACTTATGAGCGCTTCTGCCTTGTCAACGACGCGGTGTACGTCTGCCGCAAGGATGGCAAGTGGTCCGCAACGGGAGCACAGTTCCAACACCCGATCGTCTTCAAGACGCTGTTCTCCAAGGAGGACATCACGACGAAGGACTACGTCGAGGTGAAGCAGGTGGCCAAGGGAGCGATGTACCTGGAGACGGTCGAGACTGGCATCCGTCAGTTCGTCGGTCGCTTCGGTGCGTTCATCCCGGTCATCGGTGGTCGGTACCTGGTGCGGGTCGACGGCGACAAGGAAGGCGCTGTCACTGGAACCAAGGACTGGCTGTGGGAGATCGACGAGTTGGCCATTGGTGAGGACATGGAAATCGACATGTCCTACTACCAGAAGTTGGTCAACGACGCCGTCATCAACATCTCCAAGTACGGCGACTTCGAGGCATTCATCGCGCCGTAGGGGCAGGTTTTACACGCCCCTATATGAAGAATCACCCTCAACCATTGGAGACATCATGAACAACCGCACCTTCGTCAAGGAGGCCGTCAAGACCTGTCTCGCCACCGGCGCCATCTCGGCTGCCATCACGGCGGGCATGGTCGCCGGCGGTCTCGCCCTCGTCGGAGCAGTGATTCAGAAGATCAACAGCAAGAAGAGCTGACCATTCGAGGCCCTCAGTACCTACTACAGGTGCTGAGGGTCTTGTCTGGGGGAAGGACAATAGATGGAGGAACAAGAGAAGGCCAAGGGACTTGTGCGGGACTGGGTCAACGCCCACCTGGACAAGTCCGACCCCAAGCAGGAGTTCGACGTCTTCGTCGTCTGGTACTGCTACGTGCTCGGTGGTTGGAAGGCCTTGCTCTCCACCACACTGCCCGACGGCATGTACTACGAGGTGACCTACAACCGGGTCATGGGCGAGACCTACCTCGACGCGTACAAGAAGTTCGACAACGTCACATTCAAGTCGTAAAGGACCAACATGGAACCCGGAAACTACCAGAAGAAGCCCGTCGTCGTTCAGGCCATGATTCTCGACGGAACCCCCGCCGAGATGATGGAGGTCTACCACTGGATCGAGGCGAACACCAAGGGCTCGTTCGATCCGTTCAGCGTTCCACCCGGAGACGGTGTCAGCATCGATCCGGCAACCGGCGAGCTCATGATCTCCACGCTCGAGGGGATTATGCGTGCCAAGAAGGGTGACTGGATCATCCGCGGAGCCAAGGGCGAGTTCTACCCCTGCAAGCCCGACGTCTTCGAGCAGGTTTACGAGCTCGCTTCCGAGCCGTACGTGCTGCCCGAGTAGTTCAACCCACACATCCACAGGAGAAAAAATCACATGACGGAGCAGACCAAGGTCACCATCGGAGAGACCTTCGGCAAGCAGAAGGTCGGCAACCTGACCATCGAGAACGCCAAGTTCTGGGGGCGACCGAACCTCAGCGGGGAGATGGACCGGTTCAAGGACGACAGCCGCAAGTTCACGGTCATCATCCCCAACGAGGCCGCCGACGATCTGCGGGCGTTGGGGTGGAACGTCAAGACGAGGCTGCCCGACCCCGAGTTCCCCGACCAGGAGCCCATCTCTTCGCTGAAGGTCAAGGCTGACTTCCGGCCCGACCCGCAGAACCCGTCCGACATCACTCGGGAGAAGGGTCCCGACGTCTGGATCATCATGGGCGAGAACCGGGAGAAGCTCAACTCTCGGACCGTGGGTCTCCTCGACCGTTCCCGCGTGGAGCAGCTCGACCTGGAGGTCCGGGGCTGGGAGTACGACCCGGACGAGAACCCGGGCGCACTGTCGGCGCGGCTCGTGGCTCTTGTCGCCGTGATCCGCCCGAACATCCTGGAGCAGAAGTACGGGAGGCTCTGATGCCGAGGAACATGTTCAGGGGCGACAACCCCGACGAGCGGACCAACGAGGTCCTGGGCGATCAGCAGAGATCAGCCATGGACACGGAGGGCTCCAGGGTTCTCGGTCAGACCCAGACGGTCCTGGACCTCCAGGCGCGGCGTCCCGACGGCCTGATCATCTTCGCTCTGTTCGACATCAACCAGTACGGGGATCGCACCCTGACTCGAGGAGTCCATCTCGACTTCCAGACCTGGGTCGACATGGGCCGGCCCGAGCAGGTAACCGTGACGATCACCTCGACGGTCGAGCCGGGTGACCGTCTGAACGGATGAACGCTGAGACCCCACGGGCCTTTCCTAAGGGTCTGTGGGGTCGACGCATATTCGGGCGGGTTGTTCGGGACGAGGAGTTCACTCTCTTCGAGCTCGAGTTGACCAGCACCGAAGGCGAGACTATGGGCATCCGCATTTTCGCCAGCAACATCGACCTGAGTTACTACCCCGAGCTCTACGGGGAAATTCTCGACAACATGACAGACGAACTCGAAAGAGTTTGGAAAGCACACACTGCACCACTCAACTGATAAGGAAAAAAAAACCATGAAGAAGCTTCTCGTCGGGGTGCTCATCGGCATCCTCGCAACCCTGGCCTACGGCGTCTCCGCAGCCAAGGCAGATGGTCCCGCCACGGACAGCGGTTACTGGGGCATGCAGGTCCCCCATGCGGAGCGCTTCATGCTCTACCCGTGTAAGGGAACCAAGATCCACCAGGCTCCCTGCTACTGGAACCAGCGGACCATCCATCCCGAGTGGGAGGGGCGTCCGAACCGCTCGTTCTGGATCATCACGGTGAGGCACCGTCACTGCAAGAAGTTCTGGGATCAAAAGTACGGACGGAAGCACGACTTCTGCCGTCGGTAGACACACAACTAAACAACCCCGCAACCTTCGAAAAGGATATTTGCCATCATGCAGAAGCAGTTCATGTTCACCACGCCGCTCGAGGTCGTGAAGGTCACCCCGCAGAACCTCCAGGAGGTCGCTGAGTGGTGCGGTGGGAAGGTCGCTGAGACCGAGTCCCGTCGCATCCCCGGCCGCATGGACAAGTACGTCTGGGTGCCCACCCCGAAGGGGACCGCGATCTCCTGGGCGTTCCCGGGGATGTTCATCACCCGCCGGCTCGTCGTGACCGTTCAGGGCGAGATCAAGGAGACCTGGGCCGTCTTCCGGCGTGACTACTTCGAGAAGAACTACTTCGAGACCCCCGAGGCGGCGATCAACGCGACCTGGGCTCAGCCGAAGTCGGCGGTGAAGGGCACCATCGACGAGGTCGACCTGGACAAGGCGATCCGCAAGGGGAAGCCGCAGGAGACGGCAACGACCATCGTGGTCAACGTGACCGCGGAGGGTCCGCTGGACGGCACTCAGCTCGTGGAGGACATCTCCAAGAAGCTGGCGCTCCAGGGTTCCAAGGACCTCGGCCGGGACGCCGCGCTCTGATGCGGACACAAACCTCCTTCTAGGAGGTTGAGGGGAAAGTAGAGGGGGTTTTGGGGCTTATGCTGGCCTCAAGACCCCCTCTACGACTCCCATTTTTTGTACATTAGTTTTGGGGACCTAGATTTTACCGAACAAAAATGTGTAATCGTGTAATGAGGTTTTTGGGCAATTACGCCTGAAATCGCTTTTTTTGCTGAAAATCGTGAAAATCTCCCCAAAAATTCCGCACGCTCAGATCAAGATCTTGTGGGAGCGTGACCCCTCTCTGACCTGCTATTATACTACTATTACACATTTACACGTTTTTAATAGTAGTTACACATAAGAAGTGTATAAATAGAGAGAGAAATACTCTGTAGAATCTCACAGGCAAAGGGGGACCATATTTTCGCGTAAACGTGTAATAGCCCGGAAGGAGGTGAAAGAGTGGCAATTACCCTAGAGAAGCATCAGACCGACGCCATCGCCAAGCTCCATTCGGGAAGCGTGTTGGTAGGTGGTGTCGGTTCCGGCAAGACCATCACGGCGCTGGCATATTTCACGGGCCTCGACGAGACCAAGCCGATCTACGCCATCACGACCGCCAAGAAGCGGGATAATGGTGAGTGGTGGGAAGATGCGATGAAGATGTCGCTGCGCAACCCACTTCAGGTCGAGAGCTGGAACAACATCAGCAAGTTCGAAGAAGTAGAAGGCGCGTTCTTCATCTTCGACGAACAGAAGCTGGTGGGCAAGGGAGCATGGGCCGAGTCCTTCTACAAGATCGCAGCCAAGAATGAGTGGATCGTCCTATCAGCCACGCCGGCCGATACATGGATGGACCTCGTCACGATCTTCATCGCCAACGGCTTCTTCGAGTCCCGTGCACAGTTCAACCGAGAACACGTCGTCTTCAGCCGCTACTCCAAGCACCCGAAGGTAGACCGGTACATCGACCCTTGGATCCTCGAGAAGTATCGAGACCAGATCTTCGTCGAGATGCCGTTCATGAAGAAGGCGGTACGAGAAGAGCACATCGTCCCTGTGGAATTCAGTATGGAGGAGCAACAGCTTCTCTGGCGCGATCGCTGGAACTTCTATGAGGATGTGCCCATCAAGGATGTGGCCGAGCTGATGCGTCTACTACGCAAGAGTGCGAACAGTGACATCTCTCGCTACAACGCCACCGTCAAGATTTGCGAGGAGAACCCGCGTGTCATCATCTTCTACACCCACAACTACGAACTCGAAATCCTACGATGTCTGCACGGGGAACTCGACCGGCCTCTGGCCGAGTGGAACGGTCACGTCCATCAGAGCATCCCTGACTCTGAGGAGTGGATCTACCTCGTTCAGTATCAGGCGGGATCCGAGGGGTGGAACTGTGTGGAAACGGATACGATGATCTTCTACAGCCTGCCGTACTCGTACAAGAACTACGAACAGGCTCATGGGCGCATCGACCGTCTGAATACCAAGTTCGAGACCCTGCACTACTACACCCTGAAGTCGAGAGCCATCATCGACCAGGGCATTTGGAAGTCGCTTCACCGCAAGAAGAACTTCCAAGCATCAGCCTTCGCCAAGAAAGCATGGCCGAAGGAACCAGCCCAGAAGCCGACGTCGCTACTGGACAAATACAACTGATGCGGCTGTAGCTCCTACATGGGGCTACAGTTTTGCCTGATATGGTAAATGAGATAGTAGAAAAAACACGTATTATAATGAGGAGGACACCATATGTCCTTCCAACAGAGCCCACATGGGCTCAGACTTTTGTGAAAGGAGGTGTAGATGCTCGAAAGGGAATACCAGAGTCAACTCGTGAAGCGAATCAAGAACCTGATTCCTGGCTGCGAGATTGTGTGTCTGGACCCGAATGTCGTTCAGGGGATCCCGGATTTGTTGATCCTTGCTCCGAACGGTAGGTGGGCAGTCCTTGAGGTAAAGGCGTCGGAGAAGTCCAAGAAGCGCCCGAACCAAGACTACTACGTCAAGTTGTGGGGGACGAAGTGCTGTTTCTCGTCTTTCATCTACCCTGAGAACGAAGAGGAGGTGTTGCGTGCACTTCAACGATCACTGGCGCGTTGAGGGCAAGCATGCCTTCATGGGCGCATCCAAGTGTCACTGGATCGAGTACGACGAAGCCAAGATGCGTCGCATATTTGCGAACAGCTTCGCTTCCGAGCTCGGAACCAGGAAACACAACTTCGCCGCAGAGGCCATCAGGCTCAAGCACCGCATGCAGCGGAACAAGCAGACGATCAATGCCTACGTCAACGATGCCATTGGTTTCCGTATGACGCCCGAGCAGGTCCTGTACTACAGCGACAACTGCTTCGGCACTGCGGACGCCATTTCCTTCGAGAAGGGCATCCTTCGGGTTCATGACCTGAAGACTGGCGTTCACCCGGGCGATGTTCGTCAGATCTTGATCTACTTCGCGCTGTTCTGCCTCGAGTACAAGGTCAACCCGTATGACATCGAGATGATCGGTCGTATCTACCAGAACGACGAGGTTCTCGAGTTCACGGGTGAGCCGAGCAAGGTCAAGGAGATCATGGAGAAGATCCAGCAGTTCGACAAGCTGGTCGAATCGATGAAGGAGGAGATGTTGTGAGCGACGAACTTCTGCATTACGGCATCCTCCGCAAGTCGGGGCGATACCCGTGGGGTTCAGGGAAGGATGAGTACGCTCGTTCTCTCCAGTTCTACCAGACGGTAGATTCGATGAAGGCCCAGGGCCTGAGTCAGGTCGAGATCGCCAAGGCTGTCGGTTTGTCGGTTCAGGACCTTCGTTCGACCACGACCATCGCCAAGGAGCAGATCGTTCTCGAGGAAACTCGTCGTGCGGTTGCTCTCCGAGACAAGGGAACGGCGATTCAGGCCATTGCCGATCAGATGGGGATCCCAGCCCCGACCGTTCGTCTTCGTCTGAAGAACAGCGAGAACATGAAGGAGTCGTCTCTTCGTAAGACGGCCGAAATCATTCGTAAGAATGTGGATGAGCATGAGATTGTCGATATTGGTAAGGGTGTCGAGCATCATCTCGGCATTGCTGACACCAAACTCAAGTCGGCAGTCGCGGTTCTGCGGGATGAGGGTTACAACACCTACAACCTTCAGGTCAAGCTTCCGGGCACCAACCACCTGATCAATCACAAGGTCATCGTGGGTCCGGATGTCACGTTCGGTCAGGCCAAGAAGATGGTGGACAAGATCCACACCATGGGTGAGTGGACAGAGGACGATGGGTTGACATATTTCGGCATTCACCCGCCGATTTCGGTCAACTCGTCTCGAGTCGACGTGAAGTTCAACAGCGATCAGGACGGAATCGTATACGTTCGTCCTGGTGTTGCGGATCTGGATATGGGTAAGAACACCTACGCTCAGGCTCGCATTGCTGTCGACGGAACGCACTTCATCAAGGGTGTGGCGGTTCTCAACCCGGATCTCCCGCCCGGTGTCGATCTCGAGGTCCACTCGAGCAAGAGTCCGTCCGTTGGGAAGATGGGCGCTCTCAAGCCGATGAAGGCTGACTCCGACAATCCGTTTGGTTCTCAGATCAAGCGGCAGATCGTCACCATTGACCCGAAGACGGGCAAGGAGAAGGTCAAGTCGGCCATCAACATCGTCAATGAGGAAGGCGACTGGGAGGATTGGCGAAAGTCGGTCCCGAGTCAGATGCTGGCCAAGCAGCCGCACTCGCTCATCAAGTCTCAGCTGGCCGAAACTCGTGCTCAGGTTCAGAGCCGTCTGGACGAGATCAACAAGATCACGAACCCCGTTGTTCGTAAGAAGGAGCTCGAATCCTTCGCTGATCAGATCGACTCCGACGCTGTGGACCTTCGTGCTGCAGCCTTCCCTCGTCAGAGGACTCAGGTCATCATCCCGATGCCTAAGATGGCGAAGAACGAGATCTACGCACCCAACTTTGAGACGGGAGAGAGAGTTGTCCTCATTCGGTATCCTCACGGAGGCCGTTTCGAGATTCCGGAAGTCACTGTCAACAACAATAACAGGACGGCTAAGCGTCTTCTCGGCAATGCCACGGACGCGATTGGAATCCACCCCTCGGTGGCAGAGCGCCTTTCAGGAGCTGACTTCGACGGCGATACCGTCATCGTCATCCCCAACCGAGCCGGAAAGATCAAGGGATCTCAGTCCATGGGGTCCGCAGCCAAGGTCTACGAAGAGGGTCTGAACAACTTCGACCCGAAGCGTAAGTACGGCGGCTTCGAGCAGACCGGTGTGGATTCTAAGGGCCGTCCCGTCGGCAACTTCAAGTTGATGACGAACACGGGTCTCGAGATGGGGATGATCACCAACCTCATCACCGACATGCAGATCCAGGGTGCTAAGCCTGAGCATGTGGTCCGAGCTGTCCGCCATTCCATGGTGGTCATCGATGCTGAGAAGCACAAGCTCGATTACAAGCAGTCAGAGATCGACAACGGCATCAAGCAGCTCAAGACTCTGTATCAGGGTCGACCGGATGCTGGTGCTACGACTCTGCTGTCCAAGGCCACTGCTGAGATTCGTGTTCCTGAGCGCAAGCTTCGGAGTGCGGCTAAGGGTGGAGCAATCGACAAGGAGACGGGTGTTCTCCAGTTTGAGGAAACGGGTCGTACCAGAAACAAGTACGATCCCAAGACTCAGACCTATACGGATCAGAAGGTTCCGGTCACGTCCAAGATCAAGCGTCTGGCCGATACTCAGGACGCTTTCTCTTTGGTACGGGACAAGAACGATCCTGTGGAGAAGCTCTATGCAGAGCACGCTAATGCCATGAAGGCTATGGCCAATGCAGCTCGTCTCAAGTCCGATCGTACACCGAACCCTCCGATCAACCCCAAGGCCAGGGAGATCTACAAGGCTGAGGTCGATGACCTTGTGTCTCAGCTGAGGGCGGCGCAGAAACAGAAGCCCCTGGACAGGAAGGCCCAGATCGCTGCTGGTGTAGTGGTCAAGGCCAAGCGCCAGGAGGATCCGACTCTGCGTGTCGATCAGGACAGGCTCAAGAAGGTAGAACGTCAGGCCTTGGCTGCAGCCAGAGCAAGGCTTGGTCTGGAGCGCCCAACCATTGAGATCAGTGATCGACAGTGGGATGCAATCCAGGCTGGTGCTGTGAGTAGTAGCAGACTGCGTGACATCCTTGGCTATGTCGATCCCAAGCGGGTGGCTGAGCTGAGCATGCCACGCACCAACACAGTCATGACTACTGCCATCACCAGCAGGGCCAAGTCCATGCTGGCTGCTGGTGCTACCACTGCTGATGTAGCTGCTGCATTGGGCATCAGTGTGAGCACACTCAAGGCCGCCCAGCAAAGGGGTGACGTGTAGTGGCTGACATGATGTTGTCGTTGGCTGCCAATCCCTACGATCCCTTCACACAGTACGACTTGTGGATCAACTTCGATCATCATGAAGGGTTCGACACAGCGGGACTGCTAGCTCGTGCTCTCTCCACATCAGATGCCTTGTCGCAACCCGACCAGGACCTGGCAGTGGAGC